CGGTCAGCATAAATGGAAAGAGATACGATTTGATTATAAAGCACAACATTGTCATCGTGATTTTGGATATAGGATATTGAACTATGCGTTATTGGACGAAGCACAATTAGATATACCATTATTAGATATCTGAACCAACTATAGATTTTACGCTTTTATCTTCGTTTAGGGTAATATATATAAATGTTTTTCTAAAATATAAACAATATGACATTGGAATTGAAAAAGTTCAACATGAGGGACATTACTTTTAAACCAAATGAGAATAAAGGTCCAGTCATAGTATTAATTGGTCGTCGTGATACAGGTAAATCGTTTTTGGTGAGAGACTTATTGTTCTATCATCAAGACATACCAATTGGAACTGTTATATCAGGAACAGAAGCAGGAAATGGGTTTTATAAAGACCATGTGCCCAAGTTGTTTATTCATGATGAATACAATACGGCATTGATTGAAAATATATTAAGACGTCAGAAAACGGTGTTAAAGCAAGTAAAGAAAGAGATAGAGACATACAAGAAGAGTGCAATCGACCCAAGGGCATTTGTGATTATGGATGATTGTTTATACGATCAATCATGGACAAGAGATAAAATGATGAGATTGCTTTTTATGAACGGTCGTCATTGGAAAATCATGTTGATAATCACGATGCAGTATCCACTGGGAATACCACCCAATCTGAGAACAAATATAGATTATGTATTCTTATTAAGAGAACCTTACCTGACAAATAGAAAGAGAATATGGGAGAATTATGCAAGTATGTTCCCAACACTGGAATCCTTCTGTTCGGTTATGGACAGTACAACAGAGAACTATGAGTGTTTGGTTATCAACAACAATGCCAAATCAAATAAGTTAACCGACCAGATATTCTGGTACAAAGCAGAGAACCATCCAAAATTCCGGTTAGGTTCTCAAGAGTTCTGGGATATTTCCAAGGGAATGAATTCAGACGATGAAGACGATGCGTATGACCCCAATAAGCATAAAAAACAAAAACAAGGAAGTATTACAAATGTCAAAAAAAGTAACTGGTAGTTCACATAAACATTAGGTAGTTCACATAAACATCAATATAATATTTGATGTTTATTTTTTATACAAAAGACAAAAACATTTTATTCCCCTTCCTTGTCGGCAACAACTCTGTCTCTAAGTAACTCATTACGCAGGTTAACGCTGGTGCTGTCGGCTTCCTCCCTCTCGTCAAAATTAATCGTATCCTTAACGCCAATGAGTTCTCCGTCATCATTCATAGTCTGCGTGAGCACATTGCCACTTGCTGTAGCCTTTGCGATATTATCCTGAATAGCCTGTTTCTTGGACTCCTTAACGCGCTTCTCGAATTCCTCCTTGGCCTTACTCTCATTGATGGCCTTCTCATTGTGTAATTGGTTTAATTCCTCCTCCATGAATTCGATGCGACCAGTCTTGTATGCGTCAGGGTCCCAAGGAATCCACATGCCAATAGGACCTACAAAAATGTCGTGATTCGGGTCGAAGTCCCTAATCTTTTTACATCTGAGCTCAGCCTCTTCTTGTGTGTTAAATACACCGCGCAATTTAAGACCCCGAACGGAGGTTTGGAACGCATGCTTTGTATTAAATTCTTCATTTAGAGATTCCTCATTCTTGTCCATAAAATTCTTGAAGTCGTCGTCCAGATCACAGTTCTTTAGATTTTCATGTTCCTCTTTTACGAATTCCTTGAAGTCATTTAGGGCATCATCTACTTTAAGATTATACTTGTACGCTAAAAAATTAACGAAATCACTCATCTTCATCATAGATTTAGTAAAATCCCATCCCTGAATAAATCGCTCAAAAATAAATAACTCACGTTGCTTTAAAATCTTTTCGGGAGACACGAATGACATACAAACAAACTTTTGTCCAGAAATTGGTGGGTCCTCATCACAGAGGTCGATGTATTTAGGATTAACGTCACCATTACTCAAATTTTTTCGTTCGAAGCCTGACATATACCATTTAGCCAAATTTTTTGTTTAAGTATTTTCAATTGTATATAATATAATATAATATTATTTTATTTGGTTATAGTATATAATGCCTAATTTTGATTTTAGTGAACTTGTCAAGAGAGCCATCAAGTACATCGTCGAGGGTATCATGGTAGCCATTGCTGCTTATGCTATACCCAAGAAGTCTCTTAACGTAGAGGAGGTTGTTATAATTGCCCTCACCGCCGCCGCCACATTCTCTGTGCTCGACGTATTTGTTCCCTCCATGGCCACTTCTGCCCGTGGTGGTGCTGGGTTCGGTATTGGTGCCAACCTTGTCGGATTCCCCCGTGGACTCTAATTTAACACATTACAATTTTAATATACGAACTATATTAAAATTTCACATTAAACAGTTGGATGGTATTCCCAGTCCAAATCTTTACAAACCTTACACCATATTTGGTCTTGTTCTAATTGTTTCTCTCGGTCTTTCATTAATGGAATATATGGAAGATATTGTGTTTGGTCCAATAACACACATAGTTGATATAGAGTGTAAGTATAATTGAAAAAGTTAGTTCTACTAGGAGGACAATGAACCGCCCATGGTTTTTGTATTTCGATAAACAAGAAGCACAGTGTCTCATGAAGCTGCTCGTTCATTATAGGAGGTCGGATGCCAAATTGCGAATTAATGTATTGAATGTGTTCAAAATACTTATTATACCCGAGTTTTCTTAGGATTTCTCTCATTTTATCGTAATTTATTTCCTTCGCGATATCTTTGATCCGCTCTTTCTTAATTCGGTTTTTAATATCTTGTAATACTTTTTCGGGGATTTGTGTGGTTTCTTTTGCTTGAAATTGTGATAATATCTCTTTGAAATGATTCAATCTAATATAAGCGGTATACGACGGTTCATTTGGTGGCTCTTTATTGGACGGTTTCGATCCATCGAAAATATAATGTATAAATTTACCACACTTTTCATTATTACATATCATAATGCCCTCTTCGTCGCGTGGAATTAATTCACCTTTTGAACAATAATAACAAATATCAGACGGAACAACAAAATCTTGTATGTTGGAGATTTCATTGTCTACATTTTTCCAATAATTAGATAACGCATTAGGGTTTTTTTGAATACTATCATTCTCTTCAACATCAGCTTCCTTTTTAATTTTGAAAAATGTGTTTAACACATTCACATTTTTCTGATCTCCTGACGAAATCTTTTTTTTATCTTCGAAATATTTGAATATATGTGATGAATTCTCTAAAAAATATCTATGTTTTTTAGACTTTAATGCTTTTATCTCGTCATTTATCTCTTTGACCCGGTCTTTAATCACCATAAACTGGTCAAATTCTGTTGCGCATAGTTTTATTCCTTGTTGTTTCAATTTCTTTTTTTCGTCTATCAATAATGGTATCTTAATAGTTTTATCCTTGTGAAATTCTTCCAGTAAAGAACTGTGTCGTACGTCAAGTGTATGCATAGAATCATTTTTAACACAATTTTTATTATTCATTTGTATATATATTTATACAATATCTATGTTATTTTATGTTATAACAACTTATGTGGTAAAAAAAGAAATTTTACTTATTATTCAATAGTATATGGATACTTCGTCAAATGTCAATAATACTTCTAATGACAATGTTCAAATGGAAAAGAAGTTATTCTATAAAATGAGATTTATTTTTAAAGCAGTAGAATCTGGATGGAGTATTAAAAAACGCGATGATAGTTATATTTTTAGTAAAAAACACGAAAATAGACGAGAAGTTTTTCGACCAGAATACTTAGAAAATTTTATAGATGAAAATATGAATTTAAATAATTGACCACGAAGAATGTAAATATGTGGATTGAATTATTCGTGTTTTTAACAGATAAAATAATAAACATTACCACTTGTCATCTAGCATTTATTAAACCATAAACAATACAAGCATATTTATAATATTTATTGACACGAAAGGGGTTGTGGTAATATAATAATATTTAGGGAATGTTATTTACAAAACCACTTTTAAATCAATTTAATTACAATTAATCTGATTTTTTTTTCTTTTTCTATACTATACTAGTAAAATGGGAGGAGCCTTAATGCAACTTGTCGCCTA